GACGCTTTAAACGAATTCTATAGACAGTTTCCTAGAACTGAAGAACACGCTTTCAGAGACGAAACTAAAAATAGTATATTTAATTTAACTAAGATATACGAGCAAATAGATTACAACGAAGAAACTGTTGATTTAAATGTTGGTAATTTTCAGTGGTTAAATGGAGTAAAAGATACTAAGGTAATGTTTTTACCAAATCAAAAAGGTAGATTCAAAGTGAACTGGGTGCCACCAGTACATATTCAAAACAAAATGGTATTGAAGAACGGTGTAAAACACCCTGGAAACGAGCACATAGGAGCGTTTGGGTGTGACTCTTACGATATATCCGGCACAGTAGATGGTAGAGGTTCTAAAGGTTCTTTACATGGACTTACAAAGTTTAGTATGGAAGACGCACCAGCTAATGAGTTTTTCTTAGAATACATAGCAAGGCCTCAAACTGCCGAAATGTTCTTTGAAGACGTACTTATGGCTTGCATATTTTATGGCATGCCAATATTAGCAGAGAATAACAAGCCAAGATTACTTTATTATTTTAAAAGAAGAGGTTACAGAGGCTTCTCAATGAATAGGCCAGATAAAGTATGGAATAAATTATCTGTAACAGAAAGAGAGATTGGTGGAATGCCAAACTCAAGCGAAGACATAAAGCAAGCTCACGCAGCTGCTATAGAAATGTATATCAACGATCACGTTGGAGAAACAAGCCAAGGCTTTGGGTCAATGCCATTCAACGATACTTTAAATGATTGGGCAAAGTTTGACATAACTAAAAGAACAAAATTTGATGCATCTATTAGCTCTGGCCTAGCGATTATGGCTTGCAATAGGCATTTGTATTCACCAAAGCAAAACATGGAGAGAAAAAAATTAAACTTAAGTATAGCCAAATATAAAAATAAAGGCTTTAATTCAAAACTAATAGAAAGATAATATGGCTGAGTCAGTTACATCGCATTATTTTCCTAGTCAAGTTGTTAGTGACATAGAGAAAGTCTCGAAAGAGTATGGACTTAAAGTTGGTAAAGCTATTGAGTACGAGTGGTTCAAAAGAGACACTGGTACAAATAGATTTGCTAGCAATCAAAACAACTTCCACAAACTACGTTTGTACGCTAGAGGAGAACAATCAATACAAAAATATAAAGATGAGTTGTCGATTAACGGCGATTTAAGTTACTTAAACTTAGACTGGAAGCCTATTCCTATTATACCTAAATTCGTTGACATAGTAGTTAACGGAATATCAGAAAGAACATTTGATATAAAAGCATATTCACAAGATCCATATGGAGTTTCTAAAAGAACTAAATATATGGAGGATATAATTGCGGATATGAAAACTAGAGATCTTAACGAGTTTGCTCAAGAAGCTTTTGGTGTTACTATAGCAAGTACTCCTCCGGAGCAACTACCAGACAGCGAAGAAGAGCTTCAGTTACACATGCAGCTAAACTACAAGCAGGCTGTAGAAATAGCTGAAGAACAAGCTATAAACACTATATTAGAAGGTAACAGATACGAGCTTATAAAGAAAAGGGTTAATTATGACCTAACTGTAATAGGTATAGGTGCTGTAAAAAATACATTTACAAAATCTGAAGGAGTTAAAGTAGAATATGTTGATCCAGCTAATATTGTTTATTCGTACACTGAGTCACCATACTTTGATGATATATACTATATAGGTGAAATTAAAACAGTACCTATAAACGAGCTTAAAAAAGAGTTTCCAGATCTAACTAACGAAGATCTAGAGAAAATAGGTAAGCAAGGTTATCAGTCTACAGGTTTCTACAATAGAAGTCTAGCTGAGTCAACTAACTTAGATAGAAATCAAGTTCAAGTATTATACTTTAATTTTAAGACTTACGCGAACGAAGTATACAAAGTAAAAGAAACAGCTACAGGCGCTAGCAAGGTAATAGTTAAAGACGATCAATTTAATCCACCTAACGAAGTGCTAGAGGAGAGGTTTGGTAAAATGTCTAAGCAAATAGAGGTTTTATACGAAGGAGCTTTAGTTTTAGGTACTAGTCAGCTATTAAAGTGGGAGTTAGCTAAGAACATGATGAGACCTAAAAGTGATTACACTAAGGTTAAAATGAACTATTCAGTAGTAGCTCCTAGAATGTATAAAGGTAAGATTGAGTCTTTAGTTAGTAGAACAACTACTTTCGCTGACATGATACAGCTTACACATTTAAAGCTGCAACAAGTAATGTCACGTATGATACCTGATGGTATATACTTGGACGCTGATGGCTTAGCTGAAATAGATTTAGGTAACGGAACAAACTACAACCCGCAAGAAGCTTTAAACATGTTCTTCCAAACAGGTAGTATAATTGGTAGATCAATGACTGCTGATGGAGACATGAATCCAGGTAAAGTACCTATTCAAGAGATACAGAGCGGCTCAGGAGGAGCTAAATTAGCTTCACTGATACAAACATACAACTACTACCTTCAAATGATCAGAGATGTCACCGGATTGAACGAGGCGCGTGATGGTAGTACACCTGATAAAAATGCCTTAGTAGGTATACAAAAAATGGCAGCAGCAAATTCAAACACTGCTACTAGGCATATACTGCAAAGTGGTTTGTTCTTAACAGCTGAGTTGTCAGAGTGTATATCTCTAAGGATATCTGATATTATAGAGTACTCACCAACTAAAGATGCTTTTATACAAAAGATAGGTGGTCACAATGTAGCTACGTTAAAAGAGATGGGTGATTTGCACTTGTATGATTTTGGTATATTTATAGAGCTAGCACCAGATGATGAGCAAAAGCAAATGCTTGAAAACAATATTCAAGTAGCGTTGTCTAAAAACGGTATAGAGCTAGAAGATGCTATAGATGTTAGAGAGATTAAAAACATAAAGCTAGCTAATCAAGTATTAAAAATACGAAGAAAAAAGAAGGCGCAGCAAGATCAGTTGATGCAGCAACAAAATATTCAAGCTCAAGCGCAAGCAAACGCACAGGCGCAGCAAGTTGCAGCCCAAGCAGAAATGCAGAAAAATCAAGCAATGGCTCAAACTACAATTCAAGTAGATCAAAGCAAGATGCAGATGGAAATGCAGAAAATGCAGCAAGAAGCTATGCTTAAGAAAGAGCTTATGAATCACGAGTTTCAGTTGAACATGCAGATTAAGCAAATGGAAACTGAGATACTAAAAGAAAGAGAATCGCAAAAAGAAGATCGTAAAGATGAAAGAACTAAAATTCAAGCTACACAACAGTCTGAATTAATAGATCAAAGAAAAAAAGAAAGTCCACCTAAAAACTTCGAGTCATCGGGTAATGATATAATGGGTGGCGGTTTTGGATTAAATGCTTTTGATCCAAGATAACACAAAACTATACAATTTTATAATATTTTATTATGGCTAAAAAAAAGAAAGTCGAAGCGGTCGAAGAGATCGTTGACGTAAAACAAGAAGAGGTTGTTGAAGAAGCGCCTCAAACAGAAGAACCTAAAGTGAAGAACGAAGTTCTTGAAGACGGTACTATTAAGGTGGATCTAAGACAAAATAACGAAGCAGATACAAAAGTAGACGATGACGTTGTGAAAGTAGAGATACCATCTAGCGCTACAGAAGAACCTGCAGAAGAGATTACAGAAGAACCTGTAGCGGAAGAACCTGTAGAGGAGATGATAGCTTTAGAGGAGGTAACAGAAGAAGAGGTTGTAGAAAAACTAGAAGATGATATAGAAGAAGCTATAGAAAAAGCTGAAGAAGAAGGTACTAGGCTTCCTGAAAATATACAGAAGGTAGTTGACTTTATGGATGAAACTGGAGGAACTTTAGAAGATTATGTTGAATTAAATAAAGATTACTCAAAAATGAGTGATAATGATTTATTGAGCGAGTACTTTAAGCAAACTAAACCTCACTTAACAGACGAAGAAAGATCTTTTGTAATGGAAGACCTTTATTCCTACGATGAAGAACTCGATGAAGAGCGAGATATAAAAAGAAAGAAATTGGCATTAAAAGAGCAAGTTGCAAATGCTAAAAACCACCTAGACGGGTTAAAGTCTAAATATTACGATGAAATCAAAGCTGGTTCTAGGTTGAACCCGGAACAACAAAAGGCTATGGATTTCTTCAACCGTTACAACAAAAATCAGACAGTAGCTGAAGACAACGCTAAGTTTTTTAAACGCAAGACTAATGAAGTTTTCTCTGATGGATTCAAAGGTTTTGAATACAATGTAGGAGACAAAAGATTTAGATTGAATGTTAAAGATACAGACAGTGTTAAAGACAACCAAATGGACATTGGAAATTTTGTAAACAAGTTCCTTAACAAGGAAACTAGTAAAATTGAAGATGCTAAAGGTTATCACAAGTCTTTGTTTACTGCAATGAATCCAGATGTAGTAGCTAATCATTTTTATCAACAAGGAAAAGCGGATGCTTTAAAAGAAAGTATGTCTAAGGCAAAAAATGTCGACATGTCACCTAGAGGTACTTTAGCAAACGAAAACATTCCTGGTGGTATGAAAGTTAGAGCTGTACCGTCTGGAGAGTCATCTTCTGATTTTAAAATTAAAATTGGTCAAAACAGATCAACAAACAGAATTACTTAAACTTTTAAAAATTAAAAAACAAAATTATGGCAATTAATAATACGGGTGCTGTTTTAAAACACGTAACCCCAAGACCTACTAAAGACCTTTTTGGAGACAACTACTTGTCTTTCAACGGAGGCAGCACAGCAGGAGACACTAACTCATTTGCAGCTCAATTCTTACCAGAAATCTATGAGAAAGAAGTTGAAAGATACGGAAAACGTACAATCAACGGATTCTTAAGAATGGTTGGAGCTGAGATGCCTTTGGCTTCAGATCAAGTTATTTGGTCAGAGCAAGGAAGACTACACGTGGCATACGATGCTGCTGAATCTGGAGCTGATACAGTTCAAGTTAACAGCGCAACTGGTAACACTATCACTCTTCCAGCTGCTCACTTAGTTAAAATTCATGACACAATTATCGTGTCTAATGCTCTTAGCACAAAAGTACTTAAATGTCTTGTTACAGCAGTTACAAACACAGGTGTAACTGTAAAACCCTACACTCAAGCTACACTAGCTACTTCTGGTAGTGCTGCTTTCGCTAATGGCGAAGACCTTAAGCTTTTTGTGTATGGTACTGAGTACACGAAAGGATCTTCTGGAATCACAGGTTCTATAGACGCTTCTTTTCAACAGTTCTCAAATCGACCAGTTATCATGCGTGACAGATACCAAGTTAATGGTTCTGACACTGCTCAAATCGGTTGGGTTGAAGTAACTACTGAAAATGGTGCTTCTGGCTACCTATGGTACTTAAAGTCTGAGCACGAAGCTCGTTTACGTTTTGAAGACCAAATTGAAATGATGATGGTTGAAGGCGAAAAAGCTGCTCAAACAATGGGAACTAATTTCTTAAATGTACAAGGAACAGAAGGTTTATTCGCTGCTGTAGAAGCAAGAGGTGTGGTTTATAGCGGTACAGATTTTGATACTTACAGAACTGGAGCTTCAAGTGCAACTGGTGTACAGTTCAGCCATACTGGCCTTGACACTTTTGATACTATACTACAAGAGTTAGACAAGCAAGGTGCTATTGAAGAAAACATGATGTTCTTAGACAGAGCTACAACTCTAGAAATTGACAAAATGTTAGCTTCTCAAAATGCATACCAGGTTGGTGGTACTTCTTATGGAGTATTCAACAACTCTGAAGATATGGCTTTAAATTTAGGTTTCTCTGGATTCAGACGAGGTTCTTACGACTTCTACAAGTCTGACTGGAAATACTTAAATGATTCTACTACTAGAGGATTAATCGGAGACATTGAAGGTTTGATGGTACCTGCTGGTACTTCTACCGTTTACGATCAGTCTTTGGGTAAAAACATATCTAGACCTTTCTTACACGTACGTTACCGAGCTTCAGAAGCTGATGACAGAAAAATGAAATCTTGGATCACTGGATCTGTAGGTGGAAACTATACATCTGATGCAGACGAAATGGTAGTAAACTTCTTGTCAGAAAGATGTCTATGTGTACAAGCCGCGAATAACTTCGTATTGCTTAAAGCATAAACAATAATTAATGTAAATAATTACCCTCGTTTAAATAACGAGGGTAATATTTACCCTTTTAAAATTTTTAAATTATATTATATCATGAAAATAACAAAACCCAAAAATTGGGAAATCAAAGATCGAGTCTACGTACTCAACAACGAAGCTGCCCCTGTAGCTTTAGTAATATCGTCTAAACATAGTAGAAGAAAACCTATGTTATGGTTCGACGAAGAAACTGGAACACAAAGAGAACTAAGATACGCTACTAATCAAAACTCGCCTATAGTAGACGAACAGAGAGGGCAAGCCACTTTAGGCCATATTGTATTTAGAAACGGACAACTTAACGTGCCTAAAGAAAATCAAGCATTACAATTAATGCTTTCATTATATCACCCAAAGCGTGATATAACGTACTCAGAGTTTGAACCTCAAGTTATAGCTGATAACCAAGTGGATTGGATAGAGTTAGAGATAGAGGCGTTGAACTTAGCGCAGAGTCTAGATATAGATGCAGCAGAAGCTATACTTAGAGTAGAGCAAGGTTCCAAGGTATCTAAGATGAGTTCTAAAGAAATAAAAAGAGATATACTAGTGTATGCTAGAAGCAATCCTCAAGCATTCATAGAACTAGCGCAAGACGATAATGTTCAACTAAGAAACATTGGAGTCAAAGCCGTTGAGGCAAATATTATAAAACTAGCTGACAACAACAGAACGTTTAAGTGGGCTAGTAACGGTAGAAAATTATTCACCGTACCATTTGAAGAACAACCCTACTCTGCATTAGCCGCATGGTTTAAAACAGATGAAGGTGTTGAAGTATTCAATGCTATTGAAAAGAAACTAAATTAATAGTCACTTATAGGATGTGGTCATCTGTATAGGTGGCCACAAACTATATAAAAAGAAATTATGGCAGTAAATATAAATACAGTTTATCTAAGAGTTTTAGCTATAGCCAACAAAGAGCAAAGGGGCTATATAACTCCGCAAGAATTTAATACGCTTGCTAATCAAGCTCAGTTAGATATATTCGAGCAGTATTTTTATGATCTTAATCAGTTTTTAAGATTACCAGGCAATGACACAATTCACGCCGATCCTGTCGATATGCTCGAAGAAAAAATAGAAAAGTTTTCTATATTTAACGCACCTGCAACAAATGCTAACTTAGATGTACTTCAAGTTTACAGACTTGGAGCTGTTTTTGCTAGAGTTTCTATAAATGGTGCTACTCAAATAATAGAAGCACAACACATGAGTCACAGTGAGTTAAGGCAATATCTAAGTTCGCCATTAACTGCTCCAGCTAAAACTAGACCTATGTATACTATAGATAATAACTCTATAGTAATGCACGGAGATGGAGTTGACGGCACAAATATTAATTATATAAAAAAACCTGTAGATGTATACTGGGGATACAATATAATTAATGGAGAAGCACTATATAATCCAGCAACATCAATAAACTTTGAGCTTCACGCTTCAGAAGAAACTGAATTAGTTTTAAAAATATTATCGCTTTCTGGTGTAGTAATACGAGATCCACAACTGTATCAAATAGCTGCAACAGAAGACGCTAAAAACATTCAACAAGAAAAACAATAAGAAATGGCATTATTCAAGGGAACACAACAACAATACTACGATAACAGTAAGACGTTTACAGGTAATGGTTCAAACAAAGCCTTTGTTTTAGGTTTTAGCCCTGCGCCATTATTAGAGTCTGATATAGACGTTTTCGTGAATGGCACGGAAGTAGACAATGGAGATTACGTATACGCTTCAGGAACATTAACTTTCGATACTGCTCCAGCGAGTGGAGCTTTAATATTAGTAAGAGAAATAAACGTTGATGATCAGCTGGGTAATTACCAATATATAACCCTACAAGACATAACAAACAACTTTAGAGTTGCATACGTCGGCGAAGGCAAGATAATATCTAAAGTCAAAATACCAGACATAAACTTTCATGCTCAAAGAGCAATGCAAGAGTTTAGCTATGATACTTTAAAATCTGAGAAGTCTCAAGAGATAGAGCTACCTCCTTCTTTGAAAATGAAGTTACCTCATGACTATGTTAACTATGTTCAGTTTTCTTGGAAAGACAACGCAGGTGTAGAGAGAATAATATATCCAGTGAGGAAAACTAGTAATCCTAGAGCAATACTACAAGACGGTAGTTACAATTATGTTTTTGGTGATGATAATAAGCTACTTACGGTGGAAGATTCAGAAACTTGGAAAGCGTTTAAAGCTAACTCTGATAATGATAACACAGTGGAAAATGTAAGTGGACCAGATACTGATGCTACTTTAGCTGAAGGCAGAAGATACGGACTAACACCTGAGCATGCACAATTTAATGGATTATTTTTTATAGATAATTCTAGAGGCTACGCTTTTTTTAGCTCAGATCTTAACGGCAAAGTAATAACTATAAAATACATAAGTGATGGCCTTGGAACTGAAGACGAAATGCGAGTTCATAAATTCGCTGAAGAAGCTATATACAAATACATAGCACACGCAATATTAGCATCTAAAGTAAATACTCCAGAGTATATAGTGGCTAGATTTAAAAGGGAAAGAAGAGCTGCTATAAGACAGGCTAAATTAAGATTGTCTAACCTGAAAATAGAAGAGATAAATCTTGTGATGAAAAACAAATCTAAAATAATTAAGCATTAAGTATGGCAGAATTGAAAAGAACGTTTAGCGGAGGCGCTATGAACAAAGACCTCGATGAGAGACTATTGCCTAACGGTAAATATAGAGACGCATTGAACGTTCAAGTGTCTACATCTGAAGGTGCTGACGTTGGTGCTTTACAAAATATACTAGGCAATAAATTACCACATGCAGCTAGTATAGCTTCTAATTTAGGTGATTTTCCAAAAGTAATAGGATCTATAAGAAGAGACGAAACTGAGTGCATATATTGGTTCGTTGTTTCTAACGATAAGGATCTTATAGTAGAGTTTAATCAGCTTAAAGGCGAAGCAAAACCTATTATAGTGGATACAAGAAGAGTTTTAGGATTTGATAGAGAAAACTTAATAACAGGCATAGAAATACTAGATGACTTTTTGATTTGGACTGATGATAAGTCAGAGCCAAAAATGATAAAGATAACAGACTGGAGAGGCTATACAAATAACGCCTGGACACACACACAGGTTGATGGTGGAAACTTTGAAGAAAAACACTGCACGGTTATAAAAGAAGGTCCAACGAGTGCTCCTAAATTAAGAATGTCTAACACTACTAGAAGCGGACCCATTTCCGCCAGACTTAACGCTCCGTTAACTATACCAGCAACAGGTGGTTATTCATTTACGTTTCTTGATGTAGACGGTAGATGGCAGACAGTGCCTACTGGAGAGTATACTGACCAAGATGGTGACGGGACTGCTGATGCTGCGAGTGCTATCCTCCCAAACCCCGTAGATAGCCAAGTAGAATTTAGCGGAACTGCTCCAGACTTTAGAGTAGGTGATAAGCTTAAGGTAACTTTGCTTGACAAAAACAACGAAGACACCGACGAGGAAGCCGCTGTTATACTGTCTGTGCTAGAAACTTACGAAACAGCACCTAAAGTCTTTAAAGTAAACGTAGACGCCGTAGATGTAAACATAGAGCAAGGAATACAAAACTGGAAGGTAGAGTTAATACAAAAACCAGCAATGTTTGAAACTAAGTTCGTAAGATTTGCTTATAGATACAAATATAAAGATGGTGAGTACTCTACTATATCTCCTTTTAGCGAAGTGGCTTTTTTAGGTGATGAGTTTAATTATGACCACAGAAAAGGGTATAACTTAGGCATGGTTAACCAACTAAGGAAGCTAGAGATAGTTGATTGGGCTATTCCTACATCTGTACCGTATGGAGTTGTGGAAGTAGATATACTTTACAAAGACTCTGTATCTAACAATATATATGTCGTTGAAAGTATAGACGCAACAGACACAAACTCCGAGTTTCACGATATAGGAACTTATCCTGATCTATATTTTGGTAAGCTTGAAATTACGTCTGAGACTATATATAAAGTAATACCATCTAACCAAATACTTAGACCGTATGATAACGTGCCTAGAAAAGCCAAGGCAGTATCTGTATCTGGCAACAGGTTGTTATTTGGTAATTATTTAGAAAATTACAACTTAAAATATGAGGGTAAAGATATATCTTTAAAATTTGCAGTAAGCGTAATAGGTAGCGATGCTAGAAAAGACAGACCTAGTAAATCTATAAAGTCTCAAAGAACATACCAATTAGGCGTAGTATTTAGAGATAAGTACGGAAGAGAAACTCCGGTTATAACAGACAAGACAGGCTCTATAACTTTGAACAAAGGTTTTTCGTCTACAAGAAATAATTTTAGAGTTCGCATAGAAAGTCCAGCTGGAATGCCAGATGGTATGGAGACTTTTAAGTACTATATAAAAGAAACATCTCAGCCGTACTACAATGTTGCAATGGATAGATATTACGCTGCTGAAGATGGTAATTTATGGATTGCTTTTTCAAGTTCTGATAGAAACAAAGTTAACGAAGAAACATTTTTAACATTGAAGAAAGAGCATGACTCTAACAACTTCGTTAAAGATGAGGCTAAATATAAGGTTTTAGCAATAGAAAATGAAGCACCTGATTTTATAAAAAACGAAAATGTATCTAAAGGTGTGTTATCACAAAGCGTACTCGGTGGAACAAAAAATATATTTAAAACCGCAGAAGGTTATCCTTTATCGGGCAATAAATTCATAGATATACGTTCTGATTTATGGCAAAGCACGTATGGAGGCGTAGGTAGTAGCGTATCTTCAGGCACACCAGTGCATCAATTAAACGATTTAAATATTGTTATATTTTCTGATAGAAACAAAACAAAGAACTATGAAATAGCTAGTATCCAGTACTTTGAAAACTTTGGTCTATATAGACTAAATTTAGAAAAAGTTTTAGACTTAGAAGACGTTTCTTGGATGGCTATTTATGACGAAGACAATCCTACAGTTTCTATAGAGATATTTCAAAAAATAACTAAAGCCAAGCCAGAGTTTCAAGGAAGATTCTTCGCGAAGCTGCAAAGAGACGTTGTATTAGAAAGTTATATAATTCCTAAAAACATACCAAACTCAGAACTTTTAGTTAAAAGCTCTCAAAAAATAATACAAGCCGGCCCTAGCATGCTTGGTTTTAACAGAGAGGACTTTTGGAGTAAATACAGGGCTCAGAGCTACAAAGACACCTCGGATCCAGCTGATCCTCCGACATACGAATGGGTGATAGCAGATCCTGATAAAGGAGGTAATAGAAACTTAGGTTGGTTTATAAATAGAACGCAGTTTGCTGAGCAAAGGTTTTCTAAATCTGCAAACGCGGTAGATGACAAATATTGGGAGACGAAAGGAGTAATAAAGAAAGACAAAAACTCTACCTCTAACTATTCTAGAGAAGTGTCACCAGGCCACGGTGTTAAGAGTGGGTGGGATATTATAGAAATAGCTTACCAAGGCTGGGGAGAATACGATAGTGGCTATACTGAAACCGCTTACAACAAGTTTGCAGACCCAAACCAAAGCTCTGATTATCGCCCAGAGATGAATGCAATTGTCGGACAAATCATGAGAAAAGGATCTAAGTTTAGATTCTCCGGAGCTCCAAAAAACAGTAAAAATATATATACTATAGAGAAATATTGCAAGCATTACCATGTGGCTTGGGGCAAAGGAAAAGAACCTACGCAAAGAGTAATTCAATTTACATTAAAACTAGACAAACCCATAGATTGGTCGCCGGAAAATAATGGTTTTGTTGACACGAACGCAAATAGAGGCGAAATGCCAGCTGACAGCCTGTTTACCAATCTTGAATTTATAGCAGAGTTTGAAGAGGAAACGAATGAATTTACATCTGAAAATCCTGCAGTTTTTGAAACAGAACCTCTTGAAGTAGCTGAACTAGATATATATTATGAAGCTAGTGGTGCTTATAGTAAAGATTCTTTTGGTAATTCTCAAGGATTAATATACTCTAATTGCTTTACTTTTGGAAATGGTGTTGAGTCAGACAGAATTAGAGATGATTTTAACGCACCTATATTAGGGAAAGGCGTTAGGGCTTCAGCACCAATAGAAGGTCAATACAAAGAAGTACGTAAAAAATCTGACATTATATACTCTGGCATATACAACTCAACGTCTGGTATAAACAATTTAAATCAATTTATACAAGCTGAACAAATAACTAAATCTATAAATCCATCATACGGATCTATACAGTTAATGCAGTTTAGACTAGGTGATTTAGACGTTTATCTAGAAGACAATGTTGTCAAAGTTCTAGCAGACAGAGATGCTTTGTTTAACGCTGATGGTAGTAAAAATATAGTATCAAGCACGAACGTGTTAGGAGCAATCCAGCCTTACGCTGGAGACTATGGTATAAGTAAGAACCCTGAGTCGTACGCTAGATATGGAAACAGAGCATACTTCTCAGATAAAAATAGAGGTGTTATACTAAGGCTTTCTGGCAATGGATTAACGCCAATATCTAAATATGGTATGGAAGATTATTTTAGAGATAAACTATCTGTATCAAACATAAAGGTTGTAGGTAGTTATGACGAAAATAAAGATGAATACAACCTTACTTTAACAGGTGGTGTTGATTCTAAGAACAATAAAGGTAAATTTATAACATTATCAGAGTACAATGATACTGTTTCGTTTAAAGAAGACGTAAACGGTTGGAATACTAGAAAAAGCTTTATACAAGAAAGCGGCTTATCTTTAAATAACATATATTACACATTTAAAGCTGGCCAAATATGGTCTCATAATAATGAAGTTAGAAACAACTTTTATGGCGCTCAGCATGAATCATCTGTTAAGTTTATATTTAACGATGCTCCTGGAAGTGTTAAATCTTTTAAAACACTAAACTACGAAGGATCTCAGGCTAGGATATTTTTAGATAATCCTGACGCAGAAAACAACCCAGACACTGATAACAATTTTTACAATAGATTAGCTAAAAGTGGTTGGTGGGTAGACACTATTAAGTCTGATATGCAAGAAGGTCAGGTTAGAACATTTAAAAATAAAGAAGGAAAGTGGTTTTACAATATACTAGGAACAGAAAGACCAGTTGATTTAGTAGATTTAGATACAAGAGAGTATTCAGTTCAAGGTTTAGGATATATAAACAATATATCATCTTCAGAAGGTAGAGAAATAGAAATAATAGTACAATAAATATGGCATTAGTTAACTGTAGCATGGATAAAAAGGCGGTCACTGTACCTATAGCGGGTAACGGAAACACCAATGTGGCTAGCATTATACTAGAGATAATACCGGACTCAGGGTATGTTGTAGCGGCAAGGGATTTTGTTTCAGGAGCTATTCCTAGCGGAGGCGCTATAGCTAGTATAACTCTATCTGATACAGCTACTTCTGGTGGTCCTCAAAACGACGGATCATATACGGCTGGTAATAAAGTTAAAGTGCTTGTAGATTTTAATAACAGTTACACTTTTAGTGAGAGCGTAGTGTTAGATATAAACCCGAGCGGATCTGCTACAATAGACTATCTAACACCTGTGAAACTACAAGGTACTTTTGCTGTTCCTGGTTCACCAGTTAAATGCACTTTTGTAGCGTCTAATGTTACTGACTTTGCATCGTCTGGAGCATCTAACGATTTTTATATTTATGATAATCCCGGAGACACTGCCACAGTGATGAATATGACTATAGCCGCTACGTCTGGTGATTTTTTAAACGTAAAACCAACTGTAGTAATTTCAAATTCTAGCTCTATAGTTTTAGATGAAGACTACGATATATCATCTGTAGAAACTTACGATAGCTCAAACAGATTAACAAAAGTAGTTTATACTATAAAAACTAATTTGTCTACCACTAATAGATCGGGTGACTTAATAACATTTGCAGGCTCTGGCGCAGATATACCTGGTGCTAGTAGCACTATATCTGGCTACAGAATGGATACTTCAGCCCTAGGCTTAAGTGAAATGAGAAGAAATTTAGAGGTGTATGGAGATGCTGGCGCTAAATTTAGAATAAAAATACAAAGAGGAACGTTAAATAACTCCACCCCTCCCGTCTTTACTGTAGACACCAACGATGGAATATATGTATTCGATAACACAAAGGAAACAATAGCGGATGCTTTCTTACCTGGCAATTCTAACGTAACTTATCCATCTGAAATAAACTCTAGTGGTAACTATGTATCTTCTACTAATCCGCATACTTTAGATAGTAACGGTGTGTTTTTAAAGAAAATATCAATACCAGGAGATGTTGACAGTAAGGTATATAGATTTACTATAATACCAGAATCTGGAACAACTGTTGACCCTAGCGCTCCAGGCTATTTAGACGTCACTCCTAATCCTGACGTAATAACTTTCGATATAAAAAGATACGGCGACATATACATAGAAGCTAGCACTAATACATCTAGGTCGCTAACCAGCGAAACAGTAAAGTATTCTGATTACGATGGCGAGTCTAGGGGAACCGACAAGCCTCTTGGTAGAAAAGAATCTGAAGGAGATAGTCCTTTTGATACATACTCTTATTCTATGGTAATAGTAGATAACGTAGATTTTCACTTACCAAACGAAGCGAACAGTTTTAATCTTACAGACCAGAACTGCACAAAAGACTTTCATGGTGGATCAACAAGCAATATAGTTTCATTTGCTGAACTAAGAGCAAATGAAAATGGTGTATTTTATGGACAAATAACGCAAGTCGGGTACTCTAGCCATACTCATGCCAACGCGCACGAGCCTACAGCTAACATATCTTTAACTTTAAGCCAAAGAACTGCTTTGACAAGTAGAACGACTTTCAACGCGGTTAGCTTTAGCAGCGCATTTACTATTAGCAATAACGATCGTTACTTTAAAATAAAATATTTTACAACTGACGAAACACCGGTATATAAAAGCCAAACAATAAAAATATCAGACGATAGCGTAGTTGCTGGTGATGAAGAACAGCAAAACGTGACAACAATATCACCACCAGCTATCGATAGAAAAAAGTTATATATATATAATCCAGAAATTTACATTAAAAAGTGGGGTGATTCAAATATGAATATAATTTATAATCTTGACACTTTTGCATTTACGACCGCACAGACGAGCACAGTAACACTAAAAGTTTTAATTGGAATAGAGCATGCGCTTAAAAACTTTTTAAATGACATGGCAACAGAAGTTGGTTATGTAGAGGACTTAGGTTTTTCTCAGAACATGCTGGTATCTTACAATAGCGATCCAGAGACCTACGTGAAAGGAAATATTACTAGAACAACAGCAAAAGCTAAGTTTAGTATTTCCGGAGCTTTTTTAGTTGCAGAAGATAAACTACCGACTCTATACAATGTTAGTAATTATCAAATGCTAATCGAACGAACTGGAGGAAGCTCTGAACTAGCAAGTGTTGGATTATCTATACCTAACGCGCCTAGTGTTTCTTTAACAAACGGAACAAGTATATATAGAAAGTTAACAATATCTAACTTTGAAGTTATTGTAAATTTTAGTACCAATAACAACTTAATTAACTTGAACGCAGGTCAAGATTACACGTTGTCAACTAGAGTGCTACATCAATTAAGTCAGCAATATAAAAGCATAGATGATATAGAGGCTAACCACGGAGACATAGCTGTACCAGACCAACCAGCAACATATTAAAATAAATAACATATGCCAAACATAACTTTCACATTAACACATCCACTTAATCAAGCTATACAGCCAGGAACTAACGACGTTGCTTATTATGCAGATACGAGTACTTATAATTTAGCAGATTCTAGTAGTGTAGACTTTGCTGACGTTGCAGTTAAGCTAGGTCCTATAGTTGCTGTAAACTTTGCTCAAAAAACTATAACATGCGACGTCGCTAATAGCGCAGTGCTACCAACAACTAATGATTTTATATTTTTTGGTAAAGATAATAGAGCAAACATGACGAGCTTGCTTGGCTACTATGCTGAAGTGGAAGTAAAAAATAATTCAACAGAGAAAGCAGAGATATT